TTGTCTCCTGACACCGGCTTTGATGTCGCGCCGAAGCCGACCAGCAGCTTCGTGAAGTTCGCGGCCTGCGACTTTCCGGCCTGTCCAGGGTCTTGCGGGATTCGAACGCGGCATGCCGTTCCATCGCGCCTAGAGGTGTTTAGCAATGATGCCTCGACCGTTTCAGGACCGCCGCGAAAGCGCTCGATGTCGGCGATGATCCAGCGCCCGCCAGGTGTTACACCAAGTTTCCCGCCGACTGTCCAGTCTCCGCCGTCCGCCGTTGACGCGAAATCCCAACCACGGACGAATCGAGTGCCCGCTGGAATTGCGTCGACGATCTCCAGCTTCTCTGGTTTGAACAGATTGCCCTCTGCCGCTGTTGGCCGCTGTTGGTAAAGCGCCAACCAGTTGCTGGAGCTCATCACCTGCTTGCGTTCCAACAGGAAATCGAGACTCTTGAGCTCCGGGAAAAGCGCCTCACCGGCCTTTCGGTGCGGCTCGTCTACCTCTGCAATGGCCGGGTAGCTCAGCACCCTGATTTCGTGGTAACGCTCCACCAGCCTGCCTATCGGATCATCGATATGCCATCGAGTGAGGATTGCAAGCAGGCCGGCATCCTCCGAAAACCGGGTGAAGAAATCATCCGTGAACCAGTCCCATGCGGCTTGCCTGATCGCCTCGCTGTTGGCGTCTGCCCGCCCGCGTATGGGGTCATCAATGACGCCAAGGTCCAGGCTTTCGCCAGTTATTGATCCGCGAACGGTCGTGTTCCGGAAAAAACCGTCATGCCCAACGTATTCAACGATTTCGCGATTGCGAAGGTGCTGCGCCGATACAGAAACAGCGCTTGAGCTGTTGATTCGTGTTCCTGGGAAAATGCTCCGGTAAATCTCACTGTCGTACATCCGCTGCAATCTCAAATTGGCGCGAATCCCGAGACGATCCGAGAATGACGTGTATATCGTCCTGTAATCCGGATTTTTGCCAGCAAGCCATGCGATGAAGTCGATGATCTGAACAGACTTGCCATGCTGCGGCGGTGCCTGGATGACCAACTTTGGGCGCTTGCCCGCCACCAGATCATCGTAAAACGCCTGCAACTCTCGTGCGATCTCTGTTTGCCACCAGCCCCGCTTGGATTTCGTGTTCACCAGCCTGCGAAAGTGCAGGAAGTCTTTCCGCGCTAGGCGGATTGAGTGCTCCCGAAGAAGCTCTAGTTTTCTACTATTGGATACCGAATTTGGCGATTTCTGCCGCGAGTTCTTCATCGGTCAGGTCCGCCGTAGATCTGGTATGCATTGGCCCGCCATTCGGGCCGCTGACTTCCGTACGAATCGGCGCGTTGTACCCGTGCATCTCGTTTAGCACCTTTACCGCCGCTATCCGGTCGCTGTCTTTCTCCGCGGCTAAGGCGATGGGTTTCAACGTCGCAACGGAGTCCATGCGACTCCACAGAGCCTGTTTTTCCAGATCGGCACGAAGTTCATCTACCCTAGCCAAAACCTCACCACGGCGCATGATTGCGCTGGACTTGTTCCAGACAGTCGCATCCTTCCAATTCAATGAATTCTGGAATGCCTGCCGGTACGCCTCTGCCTGGCTTAGGCCATTGGCAACACCCTGCGCGAACTTCTCTAAACGGGGCGAGAGCTTGCTCATCGGACACGCCTGTAATGAAAAAAGCACGGTCGCGAGTGCATTCCGTGCTTTGGTGGGAATTCTTGGTTTGTCGATTAATGCCTATTTTGGGCAAAAAAATCACAGTGTCAACATTTTCATGCCTCCGGCAATAGCCCGGCTCGTTGCAGGCGGTGGAATATTTCATCATGGGCCCGGTCCTCATCTGCTCTGAACCGTGACCGGATAGCACCCCACTTCGGCGTTATGGTGTTTGCGTGGCAGCCAAGTTGATCGGCCAGGTCGCGTAGGAACACCCGCGCGCCGAAAAATTTCTGGACCAGCGCATCGACCATGCGGCGACTATTAATTCCGGTGCCGAGTTGCGCGGCAGCGTGTGGAATGAGTTCGAGCAACGCCGCCAGACGCTCCTTTTCCTCAAACGCGAACCGCGCCACGATGATGTTTCGCAGCACCGGAGCCATAGCGTCCACTTCTGCGCGAATCATGCCGGACTGAGCTGCGCCATCCAGGCCGGTTAGTCCTTTGCCTGTTGCGACTGGACCTCGAATGAGTTTAGCCATCGGTGTAGGTGCTGCTCCGGATTGTCCGGAAAACCGGAATGCAAACACGAGGGCGGCGTGAGCATGGGGGAAAAGCGGCTCATCTATCATGGTGTCTCCGTTTTATTTCGGTATTGCTTGCAACGCCGACCGTGCTTCATTGATTTGCTGCACGATTGGTAAACCTGCTTTTGTCCACCAGTTCTGAATTCTGTTCTTATCTCGTGTGCGCAGCCCTTGCACGTCCTGGACTCGTCGGCGATCAGCACTTCGAGCGGATCGCGGTATCGGTACGAATCGACTGTCATCAGATCAGTCGTGCCTGTGGCGAGTCAATGATGATCTGCGTGATGGTAACAACCATGCGTGCATCTCCGGTCGGCTCCATGCGCTCTGCGTTGATGCGCCACACCTGCTTATCGTCCTCGTAGGCGATGCCTTTGAGTGCGTCGATAGTGACCTTCAGCGCGTTGTCGAGGTCGATGCTGCGCACGTCGTCGTCCCAGCCGTCGCCGTGCTTCCGCATCCTGCTCGCAGCGTCTTTCGGCATGGCTGGGTAGAGCTGGCAATCAACCTGCACGCGGCCGGAAAACGGGGTGCGGATGCCTGCCTGTTTGGCGATCCATCTGACCTGTGACTTAAAGGCTTTGGCCTCGTCTGAAACAACAACGATTGCGCGTGTGTGACCGCGAGGGACAAAGCTTCTCCAGTACCTATTAGCCGAAATTGCAGGCGGAAATGTGAGTTTTATCGACTCGCCCATTGCGCCTTTATTTCCCGCTCCAGTTTGTCCGCCGCTACATCCCCGTGCCCGGCCCGGAACTTCCTGAGCCATTCCCGACGCACTTCCAGTCCATGAAGTTTCGCCACTGCGCGCGCCAGACACGCCAGCTTGTGTGCTTCGCCCCATGTGCATGTTGGGCTGTTGCATGTTTTCGGTCCGCACATGGGTATCCTCAGAGGTCATCGCGTGTTTTCCTGCGCATTGGTTTGTACGATGTCGGGTTGTAGTGGCCCGCATAGCTTTCGAACCGGACCACATCGGCGCGGAATACGGTTGGGACTACGCCGGTCTCTCCGTGGCGGTTCTTCCGGATAAGCACTTCGCAGACGCCCTTGTGCTCGCTGTCTGGGTCATAAAGCTCGTCTCGGTATAGCATCAGGATGGAATCCGCATCCTGCTCAACCGCACCGGATTCGCGCAGATCAGACTGAAGAGGTCGCTTGTCGCTGCGATCTTCCAGCTTCCTGTTGAGCTGTGACAGCGCCAGCACTGGGCATCCAAGCTGCTTTGCCGCCAGCTTGAGAGACCGCGTAATCCTGGCAATCTCCTGCTCGCGCGTATCGCCTGACGACTGTACCAGGCCGATGTAGTCGATCACAACCGGGCCAATTCCGCCATTCCGGCGTTTGAATGCGCGCATCGTCGCAAGAATCTCGCTCAGAACATGGCTATGGTCGTCGATGAACACAGGCATGGACTGTACCTGGCTGACTGCCACAGTCAGGCCGTGCCAATCCTGATCATCGAATGCGGCAGTCCGGAACTTCTTCAGGTTCACCCTGCCGGCGCTGGACATGATCCGGTCAACCAACTGCCCCGCGCTCATTTCCAGGCTGAAAAACAGGGCGGGGCGCTGTTCCGTCGCCATCGCCTCAGCGAGCTGCATAGCGAATGCACTTTTACCCATGCCGGGTCTTCCGGCTATGACCAGCAGATCGCCTGGGCGAATCTTCCCGAGCTTGTCGTCCAGATCGGGTAGTCCGGTCGATAGCCCGTCATCGTTTCCGCAGAAACGATCATCCAGCACGTTCAGCCGTTCTCGAGCGATGTCAACAACGCGCACCGGCTGGCGTGTTTCACTGCGCTCTCCGATTGCCATGATGCGGGACTGCGCATCGGCCAGTACTTCTCCGATGTCGCCATGTTGCGCGGCCTCTCCGATGGAGTGCAGAGCAGCCATCAGACCGCGCCGGATGGAAGCGCCCTTCACGATTTCCGCATGACGCCCGACATTGGCCGGAGACAATGCCGACTGTGCTATTTCTGCCAGATAGGCCAAACCGCCAGACGTGTCGAGTTTGCCGATTCGCTCCAGAGATTCCGCCGCCGTAACCACATCAACCGGCAATCCGGCATCGAGCATGGAACGGATCGTTCGCCACGTCGTAGCGTGTCCGATGTTGGCGAAATCCTCAGGATCGAGACGTATCGAATCGACGCATTCGGGCCACATCAAAGCGGCTCCGATAACGGCCTGCTCAGCAGCGATTGGATGTTGCGGGTTCTTGGTCATGCCGATGCCTCGTGGTGGTACTTGCCCTCGATCACCTTGGCAAGGTTATTCGGCCGCACCAGCCACTCCAGGTCTGCCACAAAGGGCGGTCTACCCGGTTGCGTCCGCGCCCTTCCCGCCAAGAAATCGGACTCGTGAACGTAGCTGAAGAACCGGCGCCACCAGTCGAGCGACTGTCGCTTTTTGTCCTCCCGCCATCGTTGGCGCAGCAATCCTGCCCGGCCGTTGAGCCAGCTCTTCACCGGTGGGCACTCCGGCAAAAGCTCGTGGTAGAGGGCAATGATCGCCACATGCGGGCAGTCATCGGGTTCGGCATGGGACTTCTCGGCTCCCGATGCCAGGCAGAGTTTTTCATCTGCGGTGCCGTCCTGCTGGTTCACGGCCGCAAGGTCGGGAACGAGTGAGGATTTATCCTCACTTGGTTTTATCCCTTCCCTTCCCTTCCCTTCCGTCAGCGAGTGCACGTCGAGTGATCGACGAGTGATCGACGAGTGCTCGTCGAGTGCTCCATTAAATGGAGCGTCTTTGGAGGCGTCTTTCGCGCATCCGCCCTCATTCGATCCGGCTTCAGAGGGTAGCGGCGCACTGCGCGGCGGCTCTGGATAGCGGGTTTTCGAGGGGCGGTCAATGCGCTGGTGATGCCATCCGGTGACGTGCCACCATGCGCGGCCGCTGTCATCGTGGAATGTTTCGAGCAGGGATTGCTCAATCATCTCGCCTACCCACTGCTCAACCTGGGAGGCTGTCACGTCATCGGCAGGGAAAACCTCGGCCTTGAGCGTCTTGTATGCTACCGGATGCACGCCACGGTCGTCGCAAAAATTCCACATGCCAATAAACAGCAGGCGTGCCATCGGCGTCAGCTCCATGACTTGTTCTGCTGTCCAGAACTCTGGCTTGATCGAGCGGATTCGTGCCATATCAAACCGATGTCAAGAACTTCGATTCCATCCGCTAAACCTGTCCAGATGAGCGCGCACGAATCAGATTGTTGAAATGCAGCGCATTCACGCGAGATGGATGGCGCAGCAGACGACGACGCGCAAGGCTGATACGCATCTCAAGCAGCATGTCGAGTAAGCGGTTCATCTGCTAACCAGTCCAGCCAGATGCGCGTCATGGTCACAGCTGCGCACACGGCGCCCGTCGATTACCACCTGTGTTTTGCTCCGGCTCTTGTTCAATACCTTGTTGGCTACCGTTGAGCCGTACAGGCGTACCATCGAGTAGTAACGATTTCTCAGTCGCTGGGCCGATGTTGCCGGCTCCGGCATAGCCTTATTCTTACCAGGACCAAGCCGATAGATCGGTGTCGGGTTGCCGCGCACGTTATGTCGCCAGGCGACCACCCGGATTACGCCAGCATACTTGAGTTGCATCGTCAGTCCGTAGGCGTACTTTACTTGCGTGTGACACTGCGCAGCGAGCACGTCTGGCGAGGTGTCGCCGTGGCATTCCATGTATTCTAGGTAGCGCGCGCAGGCCGGCGAGGTGTGCCATATCACCGCCTTGACGCCGGTCTTATAGCGCCGTTCAACGGAATCGCCGCCGAGTTTAGCCATGCGCGCACCTTTGGGAATTGGTGCCGGCAACGCATACCCTGGCCGGCGGCAGGATTAGGGAGACCCAGCAACCGCTTCGACAAAAGACGGAAGCCGGCCGTGATGCGATCACGGGAAGGGAATAAAAAAGCCCGTCCAGAAGGACAGGCAAAGCCGTGCGAATCGCGGCGCACGGCAAGGGAGCTTGTAACAGCGGAATCACGCCGCCACCGTCTCGGCAAGATCGGGCCAGATCGATGCGCAATCGTCCGGGCGCAGATCGCGCCGCGTCACCGCTCCGTTGGTGGTGCGCTCGATTGCGAGGCAGATAACAGGCCCAAGCGCCTGACGAACACTGCACGCTTTCCGCAAATATCCAACCGTTGTCCCGCACTTGAACGCAAACGCTTCGCGTTCAATCACAGGCATTGCATTGATGTACTTGATGAGTTTTTCCATGTTTGCACCAGATTAAGTTCAACGTCGCAAACAGTACCAGCGTGTAAATGTTAAGTCAATACCTTCGTGTTATTTGCCATGCATGGGATAAGCATACGAAAAAATACCGTTTTTTAGGCCGGGGCGGAAGCCGCTGTTAGGCAGTGGCGGGTAAAACAAAATCCTGTGTCCAATAACATGGCTATTGGCAGGTTATTGGACAGATGGGGGATAACATGCGTTGGGCGTCATTCCGGTAGCGCCCCGAGTGGCGGTAGTACTCCGCCGTCCATGCGCTTGTAGCCTAGCTCGCGCAGCCATTCCACGCTGGCATGGCGTAGTTCGCGCGCCAGGTCAGTGCATTCAACACGGCACTTGTGCATCGCAGTCAGCCGAACATGGTCATCTGTAGCGGTCGGCATCATGTTCCGCGCCCAGTCCATGTCCAATCCGGACAGTGCATCGTTTCGCTCTTTTATCCACAGATCAATTTCCATTTCACTCTCCACAAAGGCCCAACTACCGGTTCAAGGCGACGGCCTACGGCCGCGCCTTAACCTTTGCGTTAGACACCAAAAGCATCAGCCCGCATCTCGGCGTCAAACTCCGCTTTGCGCTCAGCTTCTTCGTTTGCTCGTGCCTCGTCGTCAAGTTCTTCATTCACTTGTTGGCGCAGTTCCCGTGCCTTGTCGAAAGCCTCAATCACTCTCTCAAACCTGCGCTGCTCTTCGCCGCTGTGAAACATCGGGCAGCAGCTACCGCGTCCGCAAATATCGCAACTCATGGTTTCTCCTTCGTTTGTTGTCTAACTGCGCTCTAACCCGGCGCTCAAGCGGGACGCGCGAAAAGCCGCGCGCCCCTTAGCTATGCGTT